GGAGGGGACGATATGGGTAAATATGTTTGGCCGTGTCCATCCTACTCGCGCATTTCTAGCGGCTACGGCAACCGCACCTGCCCGTTCCACGGCAAGGAATTCCACGACGGCGTTGACCTTGCTTCTGCTTCGGGTACTCCTATTCTTGCGTTCGGCCCCGGCACGGTCACGAAGTCCGGCTGGTACGGCGGTTACGGCAACTACATCAGTATCGACCACGGCGGCGGTCTGATGAGCTTTTACGGGCACGCCTCGGCGCTCTACGTCAGGCAGGGCGCGAAAGTCACCGCCGGGCAGAAGATTGCCGCCGTTGGCACGACCGGCAGTTCAACCGGCTGCCACCTGCATTTCGGTATGCACAAGAACGGCTCGTCCGTCAATCCGCTGAACTACGTTTCTTCCGGCGATACGCTCGCCAAGTATTCCGGCGCGAAGTCGGGCGGCACGGCAACGAACACTGTAAAGGCGTTGTTTACGGCATACTATCCGGCGAATAATGCCATGGAGGGCGGGTTTCTTGACGCACTGGGAAACAAACTTGACCCGAGCAAGCACACCTGTGCTGCACCGCCAAGCGTACCGTTTGGTACTAAGGTTACAGTGCAGGGCACAGGTACAGCGCTTGACGGCGTGACCTACACCG